CCGGGGACCCCGGGACTATGACAGTCCCGCCTTCGGGGAGTTCACTCTCCTCGAAGGAACAATCACGTGGGGCTCTAAGAGGCCCAAGGGGTTGCATGGGTGACCATATCATCACCCTCGATTTCCAACTCATCGGCTTTGCCGGCGAGTATAAAATCGAGGATCATGGTAGGGTTACCCCATACAAAAACCACCTTGAGCTTCCAATCGAGCCTTTTACAAAGTTCATCATAGGACGCCGCCTGTAGTCTCTGGTAGACATGAGAGTCTCTAGAGAGTATCTTGGAGCGGGTCTGGAGGAACTTACGGGAGATTGACCTTAAAGAAGGTACCTTCTCGATCGCAGGGAGATCTGAGCTCCAGGACAAAAGTCCTTGAACCTGTCCCCTGAGATCGCTAAGGTAGTCCTTTAAGGGCATCCAACCGTGTTCCGCCATCCGCTCCTCGATGGGGCCTAGGGTCCACCACTTTGGATAGACCTCTGGTTCGACACCGTCGAGGAAGTCATCAGCACGTGCTCTTTCGATATTCATAAATGAACATCGAGAGAGAACGTACTTGACTACCTTCGCGGTTTTCTTACCGAGGTCTCCGGAGTAGTTAGGATCCCAGAGGCTTCCCAAGCTCTCCAGAGCAAGGAGGTTCTCTATGTTGTAGTCGGACCTGAAGAGGATCGATAGCATCCTAGAAGTCTTTGGACTGAGAAACTGTATCTCCTTACGGAAATGCGGAAACTCAAGTCCTCCGAACTTTCTAGGAAGCCAAGGTTCAATCTTCAGGCGGATTGCTGACTCAAGGAACTCGTGGTACCTCCACCAGAGGTAGGTGGACGCTCCGGCGTAAACCGGACCGTCCCACCACGCGAGTTCTCTCGATGCCGCAATCCCACGACTCCAACTTGGAGGAACCTCCTTCTTACCTGGCAACCTCGAGTCAGGTGTACTGAGGGAACGGACCCTTAGGATATCTAGGAAGCGCAACTTCTTGGTGTTTCGATCCAAGAAGCATACTTGCTTCGTATATGTCCCAAAGGTCCGAGACCTCATGTGCACCCCAGCGGAAATGATAGCTCCCCCGAATGGGAGGAGACGCTCAAACAAGAGCGCCCTCCTCTTAGTCGTAAGGGAGATCTGATCATCTCCGCACCTCGATGTAAGTGGATCCCCGCCGGTTCTTCGGAATTTTAGTTTCGAAAACCGGCCCTTCATAAGGTTCCTTATGATTTGGTCAATCGATCTTCCAGGAGCTTCCCGGAGCAAAGCTCCGGACAACTCCCAGAAGAAACGATTGAACAAATTCAGAAGGAACCACGATGAGGGGTTAGCCATAGGGATCCCCCTACTGGTCGCCAGTAGCTCCATGTCTTCCAGATCCTCATACAAAACCTCCATCGGCGATGTCGAGAGGGGTCCAAGGACCTTTACCACAGCCGGGGTAGAAGGATCCGATAGGTACCCCGAGAGGAGAGAACGAGAGACATCCATATGGAACGTGTCTGTTGCCCTGGTTAAATCCAGAGAAAGCAGAACACGATCCTTAAGGAAACTCTCATCCCTACTCTCGAGGAACTTATTGGCCCTCTTCATGAAACTTACAAGCGTTCCATCTCCAGAGATAGTACCCACTTCCGGGTCCTTCTTTAGAGATGAATAGCAATAAGTTCTCATGACGTGAAGGAGGGAGGCAACAACGGATGCGGCAGGAGTTACGACTCTTGCCTTGTTCCCTTGTTCCTCCACCGTCACGGCCCTGGCAGGGTAGGGCTTGGGTTCAAAACCCTCCCAAGGGATACTTGGGGGTGCCACGTACCTTCCGGTATATGGACCACCCTCAAGTGGCTCTTGAGTTGGTTTTGGAACCCAACCCTCTCTACACGCATCGTCGAGGAGAAACAGTACTGAGAAATCCTTCATCATCGGGGTTCCTAGACTGGAATCTTGAAGGAATCCGGACTCGAACGTCCAGACTCCCCCAAGAGCCGTATAGGAGCCCTGATAATGGGTTTTCTCGGAGAGTCCGGCAAGGGTCCTCGCGAAAGTATCCTTCATGAACGAACCTCTACCACCATCCTTACGAGAGTACTCGTATGTGGAGGAAGAGGAATTCGTGAGGGATATAGCACGAGGATCCGGCCGGAATTCACTCCTGTACTGTTCCGAGAACCTTACGGCCAGGTCTAAGATTGGCTTGGGTGTCACCCCTCCCTCAGTGGTCGTCTTCCGATGCAATTCAAGAGATTTTAAACATTTCTCATGACTTGGTTTCGGTAGACCACCCTTGATGGAGTATAGAGTATACAACCCAAAGCTATTCTTTTCCTGGTCAGGAGGAGTGGATGAATAGGGTCCTCGAGTGGGTGTTACCACCCCCTTAAGGACCCCTTTCGCCCATGGGAATCTTAACCACCCGTCTCGAGTACCTCCGATGAGGCCACTCTTCAATTCAGGTTGAGAGTAATCACTCTCAATTGAATAGAAGAGGGCCCAATCGCAGAAATTCGAGAGGGCGGACAAGACCCACTCTCCTCCTTGGAAGCACCAGGACTTCAGGACCCAACGGTACAACATGTTGATCCCTGAGATAGTCTCCTGATATAGCTGGGGGGTTAGAAGTAACCCCTTAACCATCCCAGGAGATAATATCTCAAGGGCTCCACATATTGCGAGCCATGTGTCCCGAAGCCTCCCACGGTCCTTCCCCGTAAGAGCTCTCAGTTTGTATGAGAATACAGATCGGCGTCCTCCAATGAACTTCCACGTGATCCCGTTAGGGAGAACCGCTTTTCGGCGGCCCTGTGCCTTCGAGGATCGGTGTCTAACTCCCTCAAAGGGAACCTTGAGTGTAAGCTTAAGAGTTCTCTTCATGGTCTCAT